GAGACCGTCCAGGACGAAATGCAAGTCCGCCTGGCCGGCATCGAGCAGGCCATCCTGCACCGCGTCAGCGTCGGCACGCAAATGGACGACAACGGGCGCCGCTTCCGTGGCATGAGCCTGTTGGAGATGGGCCGCTCCTTCCTGGAGGCCCACGGCCAGCGCACCGAAGGCATGGACCGCCTCACGCTGGCCTCGCGCATGCTGCACTTCCGCAGCGGCGGCATGATGGGCACCAGCGACTTCTCCAGCCTGTTCGCCAACGTCGCCAACAAGCGCCTGCGGAGCGCGTATGACGAAAACGCCGGCACCTACGCCCTGTGGGCCCGCCGCGCGCCCAACGCGCCCGACTTCAAAAGCATGACCGTCGTGCAACTGGCCGGCGCCCCGGATCTGCTGCAGGTCAATGAGGCCGGCGAAATCAAATATGGCTCCATATCTGATGGGGCAGAGTCATACAACCTTCTGACCTACGCGCGCATTGTGACCCTCACGCGCCAGGCCATCATCAATGACGACCTGCGCGGATTCGAGCGCCTGGTCACCGCCTTCGGCTTCGCCGCCCGCCGCCTGGAAAACCGCACCGTCTACGCCCAGCTCACGGCCAACGCCGCGCTGGCCGACGGCACCGCGCTGTTCCACGCCAACCACAGCAACCTCATCACCACCAGCGCCCTGGCCATCGCCACGCTGGGCGCCGGCCGCACGGCCATGCGCCTGCAAAAGGGCCTGCAGTCCGAAGAGCTCAACCTGGCCCCCAGCTTCCTCATCGTGCCCGCCACGCTGGAGCAGACCGCCTACAACCTCACCAGCGCCAACTACGTGCCCAGCACCAAGGCCGAGATCAACGAGTTCCGCGTCGGTGGCCGCACCGCCGTCACGCCGGTGGTCGAGCCCGTGCTTGACGCCAACAGCACCACCGCCTGGTATCTGGCCGCCAACAGCGCCCAGGTGGACACGGTGGAGTATTGCTACCTCGACGGCGCCGAAGGCCCGGTCATCGAGTCCGAAGTCGGCTTCGAGACCGATGGCGTCTCTTACAAGTGCCGCCTCGACTTCGCCGCCAAAGCGGTTGACTACCGCGGCCTGCTGAAAGCCACCGCCTGATAGCACCACCCCGGCGCCCAGCGGCGCCGGGCCTGCACCCACTCACCACCCGGAGCCCAGCACCATGAAAACCTACATCAAAGAGGGCGCGACCCTCACCCTGACCCCTGCCGCCGACGTTGCCAGCGGCGTCGGCTACCTGTTTGGCGCCGGCCTGTTCGGCGTGGCCCAGAACACCGTGGCCAGCGGTGCCGCCGGTGAATTCCTCACCGAAGGCGTCGTCACCATCGGCAAGACCAGCGCCCTGGCCATCGCAGTCGGCGACCGCCTCTTCTGGGATGCCACCAACAAGGTCGTCAACAAAACCAGCACCGCCCAGCAGTGCGTCGGCGTGGCCGTCGCGGCTGCCAGCAACCCGTCCAGCACGGTCGAGATCAAGCTGGGCCAATACCTGCCGGTGGCGACCTGATCGCCTGACGCCCTGACCTGCTGAGCCACCGCCATGCCGCAGCCATTTGCCGCCCTTGAAACCCGCCTGAACCAGGCGGTGCTCAAGCACGCCGCCAATGCTGCGGCCAGTGCCTTCAACGCCAACGGCCAGCTGGTTGAGTTCGACGTCATCTTCGATGCCGCTTACGGCCTGCAGCTCGGCGGCCTGGTGGGCGACACCTCGCCCCAGGCCCAGTGCAAAACGGCCGACGTGGCCGACCTGGTGTGGGACAGCGGCATCACCATCAACGGCACCGCCTACAGCGTGTCCAGCGCCCGGCCTGACGGCACCGGCATCACCGTGCTGAACGTGCGCGAGGTCTGACCCATCATGGCCGCCCACATCACCCAGCAGATCCTCGCCAAGGTCGCCGCCACCCTGGTGGCCGCGGGCACGGCCGCGGGCGCCAGCGTGTATGTGGACCACCCGGACGAGCTCACCGCCAGCATGCTGCCGGCGTTGGTCATCACCTGCGGCCTTGAGCAGATCGAAGCGCTGGGCCTTGGCTTTCCGTTTGCCCAGCAGCGCACCCTGTCGTTTGATGTCATTGCCGTCACCACCGGCTCTGGCGCGGCGGCATCCTCGCGCGCCCTGGCGGGTGAAGTCGAAGCCGCCCTGTACGCCACAGAATCCGCCGCCTACCTGGGCGCGTTGACCAAACAGCCCGTGCTGCTGCAGTCCGCTGACCCCACCGTCAACGGAAGCGGCAAAGAAATCATCGCCGAGGTCCGCCAGCAGTGGCAGGCCGTCTATCACACCGTGTCGGGGGTCCCCGACGCTGCCGCGTAACCCCCAGCAACCCAACCCACAAGCAACCCGAGGACACACACCATGGCCTATAACTTTCCAGAAGGCTCGAAGTTTTACTACTCGACCACGTTTGCCGCCCCCAAGACGGTATCCATTGCCACCAATGCCAATCCGTCCGTGCTGACCGCCACGGCACACGGCTACAGCGATCTCGATCCGCTGCTGTTTTTGTCCGGCTGGGAAGAAGCCAACGGCAGCGTGTTTGAGGCCGACAGCCTGACTGCAGACACGCTCAGCCTGAACGGACTTGACACGTCCGATACCAACCTGTACCCGGCTGCATCCGGTATTGGCACATTGAAAAAGATTTCCGGCTGGGTGGAAATCCCGCAAGTTTTGTCTGTCGCCGACAGTGGCGGCGGCACCAAATACGGAACCGTCAGCCCGCTGTCCGCGCGGCAGGACATTCGCCAGGCGCTCGGATTTGAGGCCGCTGGCATTGATCTTGAGCTGGGCTATGACGCCAACAACGCCACGCTGGTGGCCATGTGGTCCATTGCGCGTGTGCGCTCCAAGGTGGCCTTGAAGGTCTGGATTCCTGGCGGTGGCCGCGTCTATGGCTACGGCGACATGATGACCGGAAAGATGCCCAAGATGAACAAGGGCAACGCGCTGTCTGTCAAGTGTGCTTTGAGCTTTGACAGCCAGATCACGCCTTACGGCGCCTGATCCCAGGCCCATGTGATCGGCGCGCAGGGCGGCCTCGGCCGTTGTCAGATTTTCCCCCGAGTCTGCATCCTGCGCGCCTCCTTATCGGGGGCGCTTCCACATCGGGGGACCCCATGGCATTCAACATCGAAATCAGCGACACGGTGCGATTTACCGTGCGCTTCGCAGTCAAAGACCAGGCCGGCACTGAAAAGCCCGCCAGCTTCGACCTCATCGCCAAGCGCCTGGACGTTGACGAATACAAAGACGCCCTCGCGTCCGAGACCAGCGTCACCTTCAGCGACTTTCTGGCCAGCGTCGTCACAGGCTGGGAAGGCGTGCGCGACGGCAGCGGCACGCCGGTCGAATTTAGCGAAGACGGCCTGCGCAAGCTGTGCAAGGTGCCCGGCCTGGCGTCGCTGATGTTCAAGTGCTACGGCGCCGAGGTCTCGGTGAAGGAAAAAAACTAGCCGCGCTCGCCCGCGAAATCGCCAGCCAACCCGCCCGACGCAATGCACCGTCACAAGAGTCAGCCAACCAGTTCTTGGTGGCCATGGCCAAAGCCGGTGCTTGGGGCCAAGAATCCGAGCCCACGCGCACCCTCTACCTGTGGCCCTGCAACGTCGATGCCTGGCTTGCGTGGCTGGGCGTCAAAACGCAGTGGCGCGATGGGATGGGCGGCAAGTCTGGTCTCGATTACGCGGGCGTGCGCGCCTATCTCGATCTGCAAGGTTTCCGCGGCGCTCGCCGGCGCCGAATCTTTGCTGGCATCCAGGCGTGCGAAGCCGCCACGCTGCCCGCGTGGGACGAACAGCGCAAGCAAACAACCCCATAAGGCGCACTGATGGCCACCAATGACGTCAAGATCGTTTTAACGGCGAAGGACGAGACCGGCGGCGCCTTCGGCTCGGTCAAGAACGGCCTGGCTGGCATGGCCACGCAAGCCAAGGATGCCGTCAATGGCGTGGGTGCCCTGGGCGCAGCCTTTGGCGTGCTGGGTGGCGTGGCCGCCGGGGCCCTGAGCGTCAGCGCGTTGCGCGGTTCGGTCAACATGCTGGATGAGCTGGACGACCTGAGCGAAAAAACCGGCATCGCCACCGAGGCCCTGTCCGCCCTCAAGTACGCCGGCGAAGTGGTCGGCACCCCGCTGGAGGCCCTGGCCACCGGCGTGCGCAAGCTGTCCATCAACATGGCCGCCGCGGCCGGTGGTGGCAAAGACCAGGCCGCCGCGTTCGCGGCCATCGGCGTCAGCGTCAAGAATCTGGACGGCAGCCTGCGCGGCAGTGACAAGGTGTTGGGCGACATTGCCGACAAGTTTGCATCCTTCCGCGACGGCCCAGAGAAAGCCGCGCTGGCGGTCGATCTGTTCGGCAAGGCCGGCGCCGACATGATCCCGCTGCTCAACAAGGGCAGCGCCGGCATCGCTGACCTGCGCACCGAGGCCGAGCGCCTTGGCGTGGTTTTCAGCGGCGACCTGGCGGCCAACGCCGCCGAGTTCAACGACAACCTCAAGAAAATCCAGCTGTCAGGGCAGACCTTTGCCACCACGATGGCGGGCGAGGTGTTGCCATCGTTGAATGAGGTGGCCGCCGTATTCCTTGAATCAAGCGACGGCAGCAACAGCCTGGCCAAGACGCTGGGCGAAGGCCTCAAGGTGGCGCTGGAGGCCGTGGTCATCACTGCCGCCGATGTGGCCTTTGTGCTCAAAGGCATCGGCCGCGAGATCGGCGCCATCGGCGCGCAGACCGTCGCCCTGGCCAAGCTGGACATCAAAGGATTCAACGCCATCAGCGAGGCCGTCAAGGCCGATGGCGTGTCGGCCCGCAAAGAGCTGGACGCGCTGCAGGCCCGCATCCTTGGCGTCGGAAACTCCAGCACCTACAAAGATCCCCGCATCCTGGGCAGCGTAGGCAGCATCCGGGAGCAGGCCGAGGCGCTCAAGTCCGCCGCGCCGGTGATCCAGAAGGTCGGCGACAGCGCCAAAACCGCCGCCGACGAATTCCAGAAGCTTCTCGACAAAATCCAGGGCAAGGCATCCGGCACCGATACAGACTTCACCAAAAACATCAGCTTGCTCAACAAGGCACTGGCATCCGGCAAGCTGACCTGGGACGAATACGCCAAGGTCGTGGGCCAATACATCGCCCAGCAGCCAGCAGCCATCGAGGCCACCAAGGCCCTCACCAAAGAGATGGAAGCCGCCCAGAAGGTGGCCGAAGAGCGCCAGGCCGCGCGCCTGAAAGAAGACGCCGGCATCCAGGAGTGGATTCGCAGCCAGAAGGCCGCCGCAGCCGCCTCGCTCAAGTCGATCAACGACCGCATCACCGGCATCCAGCTTGAGGAAGAGGCCACCGCCATGGCCACCGAGCAAAACATCAGCCTGGCCCAGGCCATCGAGCAGGTCACCATCGCCCGCCTGCGCGAGCAACAGGCCGTGCTGGTCGCCGGGTCTGACGCCTACAACAACGTCGAAAAAGAGATCGAAGCTAGAGAGCGCCTGATCGGCGTCATCAACACCAAAGACCTGCGCGAGCGCGAAACCACCGGCTGGGCGCAAGTCTTCGCCAGCATCGACACCACCGCGCACGACACCTGGACCAACGTCTGGGAAAGCGGCAGCGGCGCCTTCAAGCGCCTGGGCCAAACGCTCAAGGCCAGCATTCTGGACGCCCTGTACCAGATCGCCATCCGCCCCATCATGGTCAAGATCGGCGCCAGTGTGCTGGGCACCGGCTTCGCGGGTGCGGCCAACGCCGCCACCGGCAACGCCGGCAGCGTGCTGGGCAGCATCAGCAATCTGTCCAGCATCGGCCAGTCCATCGCCGGCTACATTGGCTTGGGCGGCGCCACATCGGCCGGCATTGCAGCCAACACCGCGCTGGCCGGCACCATTGGCATCACCAGCGCCGAGGCCGCCGCAGCCGCCTCCGCAGCGGGCGCCGCGGCATCCGGCGGCATGGCCGCTGCCATGGGCCCGGTGCTGCAGGGCCTCATGACCGCCGCGCCCTACCTGGCCGCCGTGGCCGCCGTCTACGCCATCGCCAAAAGCCTCGACCACTCCGGCACCCCCCACACCGGCGGCGGCAGCCAATACAGCGCATCCAGCGGCCTGACCAGCACCGCCGTGGGCCAGTGGACGCGCGGCACCACCTTTGGCGACGGGTTCGGCTCCGTCATGGGCGATGCCAACACCACCACCATGACGGCCGGCCTGGTGCAGAGCATCGTCGGCATTCTGGACAGCACGGCCACCACCTTTGGCAAAACCGCTGGGTACGCTGCCGCCACCTCGTTTGCCGATGACAGCTCCAAAGACCCGGCCTGGGGTTCGCTGGTCATCAAACAGCTCGACAACGTGCTGGTCAACTGGAACGACACCCGCACCAGCAAGTGGGCGCCGCGCCAGTTCTCTGACGGCAGCGCCGGCTCGCAAGAATACCTGGCCGCCATCAGCGCCGACGTGCGCAGCGCGCTGGATCAGATCGGCCTGCCCGAGTGGGCATCCCAAACGCTCGACGCGCTGGGCGCCTCCCCAAGCCTGGACCAGTTGGCCGCCGCCGTGGCTGAGATCAACAAAACCCAGGCGGCCCTCACCGGCATCGGCAAGGTGCTGACCGGATTCAGCGGCCTGTCTGACGGCGCCGTGCAAGCCCTGCTCAAGGCCAGCGGCGGCATCGACAAGCTGTCCGCCGCCGCCAGCACCTACTACGAAAACTTCTACACCACCGCCGAAAAAACCGCCGCCGTCACCGGCAGCGTCAGCGATGCCCTGGCCGCGGTGGGCCTGCAGATGCCCACCACCCGGGCCGAATTCCGCAGCCTGGTCGAAAGCCAGCAGGCGCTGGGCGAAGCCGGCGCGCCCGCACTGGCCGCGCTGCTGCAAGTCAGCGGCGCCTTCGCCAGCGTGGTGCCCGCCGCCGAAGACCTGTCCACCGCCGTCGACAACGTGGCCACCACCGTTACCCGAAGCACGGCCGACATCGCCGCCAGCTTGGCCAACCTCAAAGCCACCACCGGCAGCCTGCAGGTGGACCTGCTCACCGCCCAAGGCGACACCACCGGCGCCCGTGCCCTGCAACGCAGCCTCGATACGGCCGGCTTCACCGATGCCGAGATCGCGGTGTATGACTTCAACACCACGCTGCGCGACCTGATCACCACCACCAACGCCGCCACTGAGGCCACCCGCGCCGAAGCCGAGCAACGCACCAGCCTGCAAAACACCCTGCTCCAGGCGCTAGGTGAAACATCCACCCTGCGCCAGCGCGAGCTCGACGCACTGCCCGCCGCCAACCGCGAGCTGCAGCAGATGATCAACACGGTGACGGATGCGCAGTCTGCCATCAGCAGCCTGAATGCCGACATCGCCCGCCTCGACCAGGTGGCCAAACAAGCCGCCACCCTCAGCAACAGCTTGAGCGTCATGCTGGGCGGCACCGACAACACCGAATCCGGCTTGTGGGCCACGGTCAACAGCGCCACCGCCACCGCTGAAGACAAGTTGACCGCCATCAGCCAGCTGATGGGCATCATCAACACGTCGATCACCACCGACACCGCCGCCGCGCAAAAGGCCCTCACCGACGGCGCCACCGCCGCGGCCGATGCCATCAACAAGGCCAACGCCGCCCAGCAAGAGGCCGCCAACACCCAGCTGGCCAACGCGCAAAAACTGCTCGACGTGGGCAAACAGCTGCGCGACTACGTGGCGGGCCTGCTCACCGGCAGCCTGTCGGCCCTCACCCCCGGCCAAAAGCTCGCCCAGGCCGCCGGCAGCTACAACACCACCTTGTCGGCCGCGCAAGGCGGCGACGCCACGGCCCTCAGCCAGCTCACCGGCAACGCCAACACCTACCTGGAGCTGGCCCGCCAGTACGACCCGGCCAGCTACAACCGCATTTTTGGCGAGGTCACCGGCACGCTCGACCAGCTGGGCGGCAGCCTCATGACCGACGGCGAGCGCGCCGCGCTCACCGCCCAGGCCACGCTGGACAGCATCAAGACCGTCAGCACCAGCACCGCCGCCACCACCGCCGCGGTGTTGACCGGCAACGTCATCTCTGACGCCAACCGTCAGGCGCTGGAGAGCCTGCTGGGCCTCACCACGCAGATCCAGGCCGACGCGGCCATTGAAAAAGCCGCCAAGCAAGCCGAGGTCACCGCCGCCAATGCCCGCATGGACGCCATCCGCGCCAGCCTGTCCGATGCCGGCGTGATTGCCGTCAGCGTCAGCAACACCGCCAGCGTAATGACCAGCTTTGCCCAGCAGCAAAAGACCGACAACGCCGACCTGCGCACGCAGATCGCCGAGCTGACCACCCAGGTGCAGGCGCTGCAGACCACCCTGGTGGACATGACGGCCCTGCAGGTCGAAGCCGCTGCCGCCGCCGCCGCCGCCAATGCCGCCACCGTGGCCGGCGCCGTCACCACCGCCGTCAGCGAGGCCGCGGGCGTGCCCGTGATTGCGTAATGGCACTATCCGACGCGGCCTTCATCGCCTGGCTCAAAAGCCCGGAGAGCATCCGCGCCGTGCTGGTGGAGGTGGTGGCCAAGGTGTCAGGCAGCGAAACCACGCTGTACCTGTCCAGCCGCAACTATGTGGACGGCACTGCCAACCGTGCCTATCTGGCTGTCATCAGCGGCGGCCTCAGCACCAGCGAGGCGCTCAACTTCGACGGCAACCCCAGCATCAGCTACGGCGACATCGAGATCGAAAACAACTCTGGCGACCGCGACGCCTGGCTGGACTACATCTGGAGCAACCGCACCGCGAGCGTGTACGTGGGCGACCCCACCTGGCCCCGCGCTGACTTTCGCGCCGTGTTTGTGGGCGTAGTGGACGACATCACCATCCGCAGCCGCACCCGGTTGGCCCTGCGCCTGCGCGACAAGCTGGAGCGCCTCAACGCGCCCATGCTGGAGACCACGCTGGGCGGCACCACCGCCAACAAAGACCGCCTGCTGCCGCTGCTGTTTGGCGACGCCTTCAATGCCGAGCCGCTGCTGACCGACCCGGCCACGCTGGTCTACAAGTTCCACAACGGCGCCGCGCAGGATCTGCACGAGGTGCGCGACAACGGCGCGCCCATCACCACCTTCACCACCACGCTGGCCAGCGGCACCTTCACGCTCACGGCCGCGCCCGTGGGCCAGATCACCTGCACCGCCCGCGGCGCCAAACCATCGGGCGCCTACGCCAACACCATCAGCGCGCTGGTGCAGCACATCGTGCAGACGTATGGCCCCAGCGCCACGCGACTAAGCAGCGGCGACCTCGACGCCACCCAGCTCGCCGCCTTTGCCAGCGCCTGCCCGCAAGCCGTTGGCCTGTACCTGCCTGAGCGGGCCAACGTGCTGGCCGTGTGCCAGCAGCTGGCCGCCAGCGTGGGCGCCCAGGTGGTGATGACCAGCACCGGCCTGCTGCGCCTGGTGCAGATCGCGCTGCCCGCCAGCGGCACGCCCACCACCGTCACCGCGGCCGACATGGTGGCCGGCAGCCTGTCGATCAGCCAGCGCCCTCCGGTCAAATCCACCTGCAAACTGGGCTACGCGCGCAACCACGCCGTGCAAGCCAGCGGCCTGGCCGGCGGCCTGCCCGCCAGCAGCGCGGCCCTGCTGGGGCAAGAGTGGCAAAGCGTCACCAGCACCGACGCCACCACCACCACCAACTACAAGCTGGCCACCGCCCCCACGCTGGAGGAGACCTGCCTCATCCGCGAGAGCGAGGCCACCACCGAGGCCGCGCGCCGCCGCGACCTGTGGAAAACCCAGCGCCATGTGTACGAGGCCACCTACCTGCCGCACCTGCTGCTGGCCGAGCTGGGCGACCCGGTGACGCTCACGCACGCGCGCTTCGGCCTGTCGGGCGGCAAGACGGGCATCGTGACCAGCATCAAGCGTGATTGGTTCAAAGGCCGGGCGACGATTGGGGTGCTGGCATGACCACGCTCAACGCCGCCCAGCTGCTGCTCGATGCCACCAGCCCGCGCATCGTGCCGGTCAGCCTGCCCACCAACGTCACGGTGCCCAACCCACAGGTCAGCGGCCTGGGCGGCCTGGCGCTGGTCAACACGGCAGACTGGTCCACCCAGGTGGGCGGCACGGGCAAGCCTTCGAACTATGCCGATGTGACCACCACCATTCTGGGCGCCAGCGGCACGTCCATCGTGATGACCAACGCCAACCTGTTCAAGTCCGGATCCGGGCTGGGTGGTGTGTTCATCGGCAGCGGCGGCCTGTTCGGCAAGAACTCCAGCGGCGTCACCACCTTCAGCATCGACGGCACCACCGGCGCGGCGGTGTTCAAGGGGTCGATCTCCGGCGGTGCGGACATTGACATCACCGGGAATGCCAAATTTGGCGGTGCGGCCACGAGCGGCAGCTTTACCTATGCCGGTCTTTTCAATGCGTCGGGCGGCGCTCAAGGGGGCCTCAAGGCCTTTGGCAGCAGCGGAGCCGGCGTGTGGGGCAGCAACACGGGCAGCGGCAAGGGCGTCTATGGCGAGGCCAACAGCGGCATCGGCGTGGATGGATCGTCGGCGTCGGGTGTCGGGGTGAATGCCTACAGCACCACCGGCGTGGCCTTGAACTGCAATGGGCCCATGACCAAGACCGGCGCCGGAGTGGTGGCCAACCTGAATGCCGAGCTGTGGAATGACCTGGAGCTGGTGGGCATGAACACCGGCGGCGCCACGGGCACCTATGTGAGCAATAACAAGCCGGGCGCCAGCACCTCAAACATCTGGCTGGTGGTGAAGCTGGGCGCCACGGACTACTACATCCCGATCTGGAGCTGAACACCATGCACTACACCACCACGATCAACGACGAGGCCGTCGATTTCGGCATCACGGCTGCACGGCTGGACTACAACGCCAGCCTGCGCCCCGAGGTGCTGACGCAGGTGCTGGACGACGAGGGCAACCTGGTCGACGTCTTTGTGCCGAACCCCGAGCTGATCGCCACGAACGAGCAGTACCTGAACTTTGTGCTGGGCAACGTGGTGCAGGCCTGGTGCCAGCAGTTTGCGCGCGGGCGCGATCTGCCGCCGGTGCGGGTGGGCCCGGCTGAGGGAGGGGTGTAGCCATGCCCAACCTGCGCATCATCCACGCCAACTACGCCGACCAAGCCACCAGCCTGTCCGCCAGCGGGTCCGTTGTGGGCACGCTGGTCGCGGCCAACATGCAGACCGATTTCAAAGGCATCGCGCATCGCAGCAGCGCCACCAGCGTCACCTACACCCTGACCTGGACGGGTGGCGTCAGCATCGGGGGCGTCGCATTGCCGGCCACCAACCTCAGTGCAGCGGCCACGATGCGGGCGCGCCTGTACAGCAACACCGCCTGCACTGCGCTGCTGCAGGACACTGGCGCCAACATCGCCTGCCCAGGCCTGTCGGCCGTGCCGTGGACGTGGACGGGCGTCTACAACTGCAACGCCTTCGCATACGGCGCCTTGTCCAAAGCCGTGGCGTGGTTTGCGGCCAATCAGGCCGGCGTCAAGGGCATGAAGATCGACTTGAGCGACGCCACCAATGCGGCGGGCTACATCGACTGCAGCCGCATCGTCACCGGCCCCTGGTGGTCTCCCGCCATCAACGCCGACACCGGCAGCATCTCGCCCGCCATCGTGGATGACAGCACCAACGCCCGCACCGACGGCGGCGACCT